GAGTCAGGTCGCCCAGTCCCCAGGGAGAGCCCAGGGCCGGACGGTGTGCAATGTGGACGATGGGGATCTCGCCCATCGGATTAGGCCGCTGGGAGATAAGCCGGTCATTGATATACTCGCGGATTTCCTTTGAGGTCAACACCTCGACGTAGGTGTTGACAAGACGGGTGCCGTCAGGTGCGGTGTTCCAGTACTTGTACTTGAGCTTGAATTCCTCAAGCCGACCACGGTCGTGGGGATGCCAGCGGGGAAAGCTATGCTGAGGATTCAGGGGAATAAGGCGAACCTTCGCAGGGTGAAGTATACCGGCGTCGTCAAAGAACGCATCCTCGTGCGTGATCTTGATGAAGACGTCCCCCATGATAGATCCGCAGGACCCGATATCCCAGAGGAACTTGTCCTTGTTGTTGTCGATCGTGAAGACGCGGTCGAGAAGTGCGGGAGTGATGTGCTGATAGGCCCAGGGGACCTTGAAGGTAATGCCCTTAGAGAAGCAGAAGTTCGTCTTGAAATCCGACAGCGCACGCGCATAATTGAATACGAGCTGGGGCTCACCCGCAGCCTTGCGGTACATCCACTTAACTGATGGCCGAGATAAAACGCTGCGGCATTAGCGTAGCGAATCATTCGAGGACCGTGAATCTCAAACTCTTCCTCGGAAAGTTCTACCATTCCCAGAGGAGAGATCTGAACTGCTAGGTCCCCGCCAGAAGCGCGGGCACCTGCACTCGGAAAGTCCATTGCCATTGGGCATCACCTCCGCTCCATATGAGGACGACGGAGTAGATTAGTCGATTACGGTCGCGGCGTTGGGCCGGTTGTAGTGCGCGCCGTCTCGCTCAACCGCGATATACTGGACCTCGGCCTCAGGCCCGGCACCTTCGGAGAAGTCACCCAGCATCGTCGGAGCCTGCGTCCACGCGGCCGAACCAAGGTGGGCACGCTCCTGCGTGACTTCCTGGGCCGTCTTAATATAGACGTTGGCGTTATGATTGGGACGGCCAGGCGCGGTCTGGTAGCCCTGCATCATGCCGATCATGAAGTCATTCGGAACTGCGGTGTCAGTCGCAACGCCCTCTTCAAAGCGGAGCGGGCCACGACCACCGGGCTGGTCCGGGGCCTGGACGACATCGTAGGAAGACCCGACGCGCTCGGGCGGGACTGCGGAGGGAGCGAGAGTCATTTCATATTCCTTACTTACGTACCGTTAACGCCGTACTTCTTGCGAGTGGTCACCGGAACGGCGTCAGTCCCGCTGGTGGTAATAACCGGAGCCGGTACAGTAGGCGCACCTGCTACCTGCCTCCCAGTATACTGGACGGTCCATCCCGCTGTATTCCAGGTGGGATCTTTAACTGCAGTAGCCATCGGCTGTCCTTACTCGGGAGGATTCCCCCCGGCTTCAGAGCCGGAGTCGATGATAGCGGCCGGGACAATGCCGGTCGCACCCAGAGCGACACGCTGCTGGTACTGGGCGGTCCAGCCGCGAGACCCGTTTGTCTCGAACGACGGGTCCGGGGAGGGAGTCGCGATTACCGCATTCCAGAATGCCATTTTAACTATCCTTGTCCGGAGACTGAGTACTCGGGAGTCCCTGTTGCGATGAGCCGGATGCTCGTTCCGCCGTTAAGCGCGTACTGACTTCCGGCAAGCGGGGCGTACGGGGAGTTGAATCCGTTCGCCGCCATTCCCTGCTGGTACCACAGGCCGTCGATGCTCTCGTTGCCCACGGTAATTGTCTGCCCCGGCTCGACTGCGAAGCAGTCCGCCCCGGCGACGGTCGGTGCGGCACCGGTCGCGTTGGTCGTACCGTAGATGATCATGGTGTCAGGACCACCGGCAGGCTCAAGATTCTGGACTGCGATGTCTCCGTAGCGCGCAGTGAACGTAACCGTCGACACAGTAGCCGCCGTCAAGGTTCCGCTCTGCTCTTCTGCTGCCAACTTAGTTCACGCCCATCCAGATTCGCTTGGACACCAGGGTGGCAGTCGTCAGGTTAAACGGAGAGGCCGCCGTAAGAGAGGCCGCCGTGGTGATGGCCCCGCCTAGAGACGCGGCGTTGAAGTTGGCCGCAGCGACGGACGTGTTGATGTTGGTCAGTCCGACGTCCGCACCGGCCGACGCGAATGTCGGGGAGGTCGTGCCGTTATAGACCAGAGCGCCGTAGTAGGTACCAGCCGGGCAGTTGGAGAGGGAACCGGTACTCGAAGCGACCAGGGCAGTCCCGCCACCGGCCGATCCGCCTACTCCACCGGACGCCCAGATGGTTGCCTGATTGACACTGGCTCCCAGGAGGACACCCGAGGAGTTGATCAAGAAGGCCCAGCACTGGTTAGCGACCAGGCCCGCACCGGCCACGGTAATGTCATACCAGAGGTTAGCGATGGACTGCTCGGTCGCAAGCGAAATGGCAGACACGATAGGCATTCCGGCGGACGGCAAGAGGACGCCACCCGAGACAGCATTGGGACCGAAGGACTCCGCCAGGAGACCAGACGCGGTAAGGTCTCCAGAGTACGACGGGTCCGGCTTATTGCCGGTCAGGGCCTCGTTGCCGTTGGCCTGGACGTTCCAGCCCATGGGCATGCCCTGCAGATACACCGGGGAGGGAGCAGCAACTGCCATGGTGTCATCCTTAAAGTCGGGTTTCTATTAGACACGATACGGCATTAAGAGCCATGAGTAATAATCCCTGGTTGACTGAGCCGTGAAGACCGGGGAAAACTGCTTGCGGGACCGGCCAGAAATCCCCCTGGACAGATATCGGGGTAAACTCGAACAGCAGCGCGAGGTCTATTCCGGCCCAGTAGTCAGAGTCTGCCAGCATTGCCGTGAGCACACTGGCGTCCAGGCCGGTCCACGAGTCAGCACTGACCAGGGAGAGGAGAGTAATCGTGTCGGTCCATGCCCCGGAATCGGCCACGGGCAGCCGGATAAGGGATACCAGGTCCAGTCCTGCCCCGGAGTCTGCCCCGGTCAGGGTTGCCTTAGGCGTGCTGGTGTCCGTTCCTGCTACTGTGTCGGACGCCGCCGTAGTCCGGCCGTAGATGGCATCAGTCCAGGTCCCGGTGTCCGCGTCGGAAAGTGCGGCAGCAAGACTGAGCTGGATATCCGTGCCCTGGCCTGAGTCTACTCCGGTCAAGTGGGCAGTGACGGCCGGGGCGCTGTCGGTCCCGGCCCCGGAGTCTGCAGCCAAGCTGAGTGTAACGTGCTGAACGACATCGGTCCCGGCCCCGGAGTCTGCCCCGGATACCCCGACAGCTCCCGTCTCAGCTCCGAGAACCGGGGGAGAGGCCATCGTCACCCCGTTGAGCCACCCGACCGTGCTGAAGCCGAGGTTGGCCATCCAGAACGTGGAGGTGGCGTTAGTATTGCACCCGTAAAGTACCCATGAATTAGATGCGTAGGCTCCGCCCGTAGCCATGATCTGGTCAAGCAGCACCCCGGCAGCACTGTACAGCCTGGCAGTTGTCGTCCCGGCTGTCCAGTTGAATTTAGCTTCTATCCGGTACCAGGTATTAGCCTGCATAGCGTATGTGCCGGTAACACTAGTTGAAGTACCGGCCCTGGCAAAAAGATACCCGCCAGCGTTGACCTGGACGGTGGGGAAAACATTATACGTATTGAATACGATGACAGTATTCGCGACTGAATTGAAGAAGAAGCTTGCCTGGACGTACTGCGTGTACGACTGAACTGCCGCCGGGACTGGCCATTCCATGTATGCATACGATGCGGCCATTGTCATCTTGTACGAGAACTGGGACGGCCCGGTGATTTCAGTGTTGTCGAATGTTACTGTTCCCCCGCCCGTTACCAGGCTGAACGCTGTTCCGGAGATACCGCCAGTATTACCGGTTGCGGCAGTTGCACCCTGACTTCCCCCAGCGGCGTCGTTCAGGTAGATAACCGCACCGTCACCGGTAAAGGTATCCGTATCAGGAGATATGACAATACCTCCGGAAAGGGTATTGTCAGTTCCCGTTCCGGTGTCCGTCCCGTAGACGACGGTCGGATAGGTGGTGGTATCAGGCCCAAGCCATCCCTGGTCGGACGCGGCGACAGAGGACAGGTAATAAGACGTGGCGTAGGCAGCACCCTGACCCAAGAAAGCGAGGTTCGGAATTGTAAACGTCCCGGTCGTAGCTGTCGTAATTGTTTCCAGCAACGTACCAGCGGCGTTGTAGATCCTGGCAATAGCCTGCGCGGTGGTAGCTCCGCAGATAACTTCCAGTTCAATCCGGTACCAGGTGCTGATGACAGGCGTAGTGGTCCCGATGACCGTCGTGACGCCAGACAGCGACAATTCCCAGTGCCCGGCAGCAGCAACATAGGACAAGTAGACTGTATGTGTATTAATATCGGCATTAAATTGCAACGAACTGATCTGTGTCGCGGCAAGCGAATTGAAGTAAATGTATGCCCGCTCGTAAAGGGCAGTACTCGTACCGGGAACATCCCATTCGGTGTAAGAAGCCGCTCCTGTTACCAGGTAAGACAATGACCCGAAATCTGTCTGGGCATTGCTGAAGGAAATCCCGGTCCCGTTCAGGCCGTCAATAGCGTCGGACTGAACACCCCCAATACTCCCGCCGGAATTCGCGACGGTCAGGGCAGTACCGTTAGTTACACCAGCACCCCCGCCGGACGCGGACTTCGCGAAGGTAAAGGAAGTGTTAGACCCGATCCATCCCTGGTCGGACACCGCCAGGTTATCTTGGTAAGAAATACCGTATGCGTTGCCGAAGAAATAGACGGCAACTGCCGGGGATATCGAGGGGGCAGTACCAATACCGCTTGTTACAGTTTCCAGCAGGGTGCCTGAATTGTTATACGTATTAATGATAACCTGCTGCTGGTTCCCGGAGACCCAGAACTCAGTCTCCACGCGGTACCAGGTGTTCACGCTATAGATATAAGAACCCGGAACCTGCGTGCCATATGTTTGCGGTGCCGCCTGCATCTGGCCGGTTGAACTAATTCGGGCTAGGTTATAGTAGTTAGTGTGTACCTCATGTATGTTGTTGTAATTACCGGAGGTCGGCAGCGCCGTGAAATAGACCCAGCTCCGCATCCAGACTGCGCCAGTCAGTGAGGGCAGATTCCACTGCAGATACGGAGAACCGGCAGGGTACGCATAACTCATTGTGCCGGACTGGGCAACGGCATTGCTAAACGTGACCGCCCCGATATTTACGTCAAAAGCGTACCCGGATGTACCGGAGTTCGCCGTCGAGACGGTCGTCCCGTTAGTCCCGCCCTCCGCATTGCTGAACCTGGTAAACGCCATATTAAATCCTTCAGGTAATTACCAGTGAACCTGCCTGGAATACGATATCTGCCCCGCCTGGGATGCTGACCTGGACCCAGATGCCGTAGTTCCCTGCCCCGAGAGTCACCGCGCCACCCGGCCCGACCATAGCCTGGCAGGTGTAGGGCGCGGTCGTAGCAGCCCACGAGGCAGCCACCCAGGACACGGGATCGGTGTTTGCGGGAGGGAATGCCATCTGGACGGTCAGGGCAGTCGGGTTGGCAGACGCCCCGATGGTCGCCTGGACGAACAGCGTAGACCGATGCGACTGCGTCCATACCAGGGGATCAGGGTAGGCCTCAGGCGGTGTCAGGCCTGCCTGTGGCGTCCCGAGGGGGTTCACCGGGTCGTACTGCCAGGGAGACTGCGTTCCGGCGTTCACGAGGCTGTACAGGCCCGTCCCGGGGGCACTGGCACCGGGTACCGAGATGTCGAACTGCTGGCCCCCCAGGAAGTGCTCCGTCACGTGGTAGGTCAGGGGATTCCCGTCGTCCGTCACCAGGCCCGGATTATCCGTGGCAAACAGCTTGACGATCAGCAGGCCCTGGTAGATGTAGATCTTCCCGGTGTCCTCCATGCTGAATGCCCAGGGAGAGACGCCCGCGTCGACATACGGCCAGGTAGCGGTACCTACCAGACGCTGGAGGACGCGCCAGGATGAACCGGAGTCGGTCACCGTGAAGGCGGAGCTTGGCCAGAAGGTGAGGTACCCGCCAAGCGGGTTGGAGTCCGGGTCGTTATACTGCTGGTTAATTACGACATAGAGCTGATCGGACGGGAAGTTAAGGGCCTGCTGGGGATTGACCGGGGCAGGGATATTGTACTGGTCACGGGTGAGCGGGTTGACCGTATTCTGCGCGGTCGCGCCACGCGAATACCACATGGGCCAGATAGGACCGGACTCATCGTCAATATCACCCGCGTACGGCATGCTCATGCTTAAGCCCTTCAGGTGATAGTGTCCCTCCCTAGTTTATCAGTGGATACGCGACCGGTGGTCAGCGTAGAGCATGTTGTCGTATACCACTACCTGGAGATCGGACTGGTCCTTCTCTTCCTTCGACAGGATTACCGCCATCGAAAGGGAAGCCGGGTAGTCATCGTGGGCGTCTGTCTCCTTAGGAGCCTCGCACTTGATGTTCGGTCCCTTGTAGGCAATGAGGAGATCACTCATCTCCTGGTAGAACCTGCGCCATGTCCGGAGCTGGCGGACCTTAGCACCCTGCGGCCACGATATCTGCCCGCGTTCCATCAGTACCTTCAGGTGCTTCCAGCGCTTAGACTGCTCTATCGTGCCGTCTGTCATGGGGACGAACTCGATATGGGGCATGAGGGTGCGGAGACGATCGATGACGACGTCGCCTATCCCGCCCGTGTCCACGCCGACCTTATGTATCCGGTAGGCCGAAAGGAACTCCACGATCCTGAAGTACTGATCCTCCCAGGCCATGCCTTCCAGGTCAAGCCAGTTGAGTATCTGGTGGTAGTAATAACCAGCCGGGTCGGGATTGCCCCAGTCGACAAACACGACAGTCACGATAGTCCGGTCCTGAATCCGCCCGCAGTCAATGCCTACCACGACCTCAGAGTTCTGCCAGGACTTCTCGGTAGACTGCAGCTTGATATTGCCCAGCTCGTTCAGCCGCTCCGACGTGGTGAACATGCCCTTCTCGATCAGCCACTCGCACTTGAAGGACATGCGGAACTCGTCGGAGTCCTCTCCCATCTGGATCATCGCGTCCATCACGGCGAGCTTGTAGGCAGGCACGACCTTGGCGACTACCTTCCAGTCCCACTGGAAATGGTTCTGCCTGGTATGCCCCCGCTTGACGAGGATGCGCTTGTTCTTGGCGATCTGGTCGTAGAAGAAATTCTTGACGTAGTCCGGCGTGCCGGTGTAGACATAGGTCGCACGGGTCGCCGTCCCCATCGGGATGACCGACTTGTTGACCATCTGGTTGGACCCGCCCTGGGCCTCGTCAATCAGGATGACGTGGAAGGTATCACCCTCGATAATCGACCTAGGGTGGCAGGAAATCCTCCGGCAGAGAGACTTGCAGTTCTTCAGCTTAATCGTAGAGCCCAGTCCCGAAGGGGCCTCGTTTATCTCCGGGTCGGACATGACACGGAAAGCAGATTCCGACCGTAGTCTTCCGCAAATCCGGTCGTACAGGATGTTGGACTGACGCTGAACCGGTGCGAAGGCACCGACGAACATCCCGTCCGCGTACTTACTCAGCCTGGTATACGGGCTGAGAGCGTCGGGGTACGCCTTGGCCAGGCGGGGGAGCATGATCATGGACGTAGATACGACACCCGCGATATCCTCCGTCTTGCCGGACTGGCGGCTGGCTAGGGCAGTAATGTACGCGCCATCCCCTATCAGGAATGACTCGAACATCCTCCGGGCCAGTGGAAGCTGATAGGAGCGGAGCGGATGCCCGGCTATATCGTCGTTGATTTTCATGAGCTTGTCAACGAGGTCGTCAATGAATTTCTGGCCGGACTCAGGAAGGACGACCTGGGTTTCCCTGCGCGCTTCCGCCTCGGCTTTAGTCTCGCCCTCAACGAGATCGTCGGGGTCGATGTGAAGCTCTTCGGCGGTAATGGTCATACTGATAACCCTACAGGAATTGCGTAAAAGGTTATTTGTGAAGTACCGCGAACAAGACACTCGCCAGTGTGATAAGGACAGCAATGATCGATATAATCGCGGTCCTCATAGAAGCCGCCGCTGCAGCCAGACGTGTCTGCTCGGCCTGCTGAAAGGAGGACGCATCAAATGGCGTCCCGGTCACCGACTGGACACCAGACGAATTCCCCTCTCCCCGGTCGAGGCGTCCCTTCAGGTCATCGATCTTGTCACCGAGACCTTCGGCTACCGTCGTGATCTGGAGCTGGGTCTGCTCAATCAGCTTGGTAAAGGACAGCTCGGTCTTGTCAGCAGCCTTTGCGGCGGCATTCGCCTGCTCGGCCACGGCTTCCTTGGCGGCCTGGAGCGCGGCGGCCAGGGCGGACTCGTTAGCGGTAGCTGCCTGCTCTGTCCGGATATCACGTTCCAGGAATTGCTGTGTGACGGATGCGAACTTTTCCGTCGTGGTCGACTGGAGTGAGTCAAGCTTGGCCTTCGTGAGTTCACGGACATGGGAGATCTCAACCTGAATGACGGTCGGAGTCCGGTTGACAGTTTCAGACAAGACCTTGACGGCCTCGTCCATCCCGTCCAGCCTGGTTGAATAGACCCGGTCGATATTGTCAATGGCACGGTCTAGCTGGGCGGTCGTAAACTTGGTAGGATCATTGTTATTATCAGGCATAGGGTACTCCTCTGTGTACCCTAATTTTACCCTTTTAGGCGTGACT